TTGCAGGTACATGAACACGCCGGGCTCGAAGTTCCTCACCCGCTCGCCTTCATAGACCTCATCACCTACCAGCTCACCCTCAGGGCTGGTGATAAAGCCCATCAGCGCCGAGCTGGCCCGAGCACGCACCACTTCCGCCTCCTCGTATCCCTGCAACATGTGCAGCCGCATCAGCGCCGAGGCGAACCACGTCACGCCCCGCGTCTGGCCCGGCCGCTCCGGCAGGAACAGATGGATCACCTCATCAGCAGGAACGCGAATCCGCTTGGCATTAGTCCGCGTGTTGCCGGCATACACATCACCGGGGTGGTTGGCATAGAAGTGGTAAGCCTGCGGTCGCAGGTAGCTGTCCACCTCGATGCCCATCCGAACGATGTTGCCATCCTTCGCCTGGGGCACATCGTCATCGATCAGATAATCCGCCTCCAACACCTGCAGCGCAAACGGCACCTTCGAGTCACCGAACGGCCGCTTGATCATCCGCACGAACACCTCGCCGCTCTCGGCCAGGCTCCGCACCAGCAGGCGCTCCAAATCATGGAAGCCCAAAATCCCGCTCACATCACAGCGGTTCTTGTTCATCCACTTCTCCCATGCCTCGTGGATCTGCTCGTTGATCACCTCATCGAGCTTCCCGCCACGCAGCATCCGCACCTGGCCCTGGTGCCGAATGCCATGCCCGATCACATTGTTCTGGATGCTCCGCAGCGCCTGCCGCGCATAGTCGTTGTCCCGGCACAGCTGCCGTGCACGGTTACGCAGCGTCTTGAAGCTCGCCTTGATCTCGCTGTCGGCGCTGGTGCTACTGGTCACCCAGTCAGCTGTCAGGCGGCTCATCCGCGCACCTGAATAAGCCCGAGCCCTCGGCCGCGTCGGCTCGAATCCCATCGCCTTGAACAGCCGCGTGCGCAGACCCATCAGAACCTCACGAACAGGTTGTGCGGATTGCCAAGACCATTAGCAATCAGCTCGGCCATCTGCTCTCGCTTGACCTCAGCTTTCAGCTTAGATTCCAGCGCCATTAAGTCACTCAAGCTATACCGGCTCAGGCTCCGCCCCGCGATGCTGTACTGCTGCACCGCACCGCCGCTGATCAGCGCACGCATCTGCGCCTGCACTGCATCTAGATCAATCTGCGCCTGCGTCCGCCCGTCAACCGCACCAGGCGAGCCGCTATAGCTCAGTGCCGCCAGCACCTGCAGTTGGCCTGCACCCAGCGTCACCTTCTCGGTGCTATACGTCGCCAGCGCCTGCCAATACCAGTCGCCAGCATCAAAGCCAGCACTGGTGCTAGCACTGATCGTGAACTCCCAACCAGTGCCATATGCACTGCCAACGACCGTCGCGCCTTCGCTAGCCGTATTCGTCCGCAAGTAATAAGTCAGCGTCCACGTTGCACTGCTGATCTCATTACCAAGATTGTCCACACCCGCAACGTCGCGCCACTTGATCGTGTCGCCCGCTCTGATCTGACTCGGGATGTTCACGGCCTACCAGTTGCTGACGAACCCAGGCGCAGCCGCTGCCGGCTGTTGCTTCCTTGATCTTAGCGGCGCTTTGCCGCCTCCTTCCAACTGTTGCCGCAACTGCTCCCACATCGTCGCGCGATTGAACTTTCGATAACTCAACTGCAATGCCGCATAGGCATAAACAGCACAGTCCAAGCTCTCGTTTCGCATCGATGGTTTCTTCACCCACTCCCTAACCGGGAATCCCTTCAGATAACGCAGCGTCTGTTTCTCAGCCGTTAACTGCTTGAAATACTCCTCGTCCGCAGCCATCCCAAATCGCAACCCGCCAGGCCCATCTTCGTTGTGGCGCATCCGTCCGAACAGCGTGGTTTTGATCGTGTCGCTGCCCACTGAATACAGCACCACACCACGCTTCACGATCCGCCCCTTCCAGTTCACGTCCACCTTGTTCCCCTTGCTCACCGCCGCACTGCCCCGCTTGCTGCTGCCCTTGATCGCAACCACGCCCTGGCGCACTCTGTCGCGCACATAGTTGTAGACCTCATGTGTGCAGTGGCCGCCAGAGTCGATCGCCATTTGCGTCACCTTCAACTCCTTACCTCCTTCCGTCGCCCACGCCGTCGCCAGCACCTGATCCAGCTGGCCCCATACCTCCGCCTGCGTCGGGTCACCCATCAGCTCCTGGTGCCACACCAGCCAGCCTGTCTCGCCCTCGCCCCATCCCCACACACTCACCGCCAGTCGGTTGTCCTGTACGTCCACACCAGCCGTCAGCAGCAGCACGCCATCAGGGCACACGCCAGCCTCATACGGCAGCCGCTTCGCCATCAATCCATCGGCGCTCACCTTGCTCGCGTAATCCTCCTCCCATGTCTCCGCCAAGCGGGTGTTGCACCAACTCTTCAGCATCGGTGCATCAGCCTTGGCCCGCAGAAACTCATCCACGATGTCCGCCCAGCTCAGCCAACCCAACGGGCTATACAACCCGCTGAGCTGGAAGCCAGCCGTCTTGCCATCGCTCGGCGCAGTAGCTCGCCATTCACCACCACGCAGCATGGCCGGCTTGTGAATCTCCGCGAATCGCTCGCCGCACGCCTCGCACTCATACACCGCCGTGCTCGGATCATTGTTCTCCCATTTGATCCGCGGCCACTTCAGCCATTGCATCTCGCCGCAACACGGGCACGGCACATAAAACCGCCGTTGATCGCTCCGCAAATACTCCGCCTCAATCCGGCTGAAGTCCCTCACCGTTGGCGTACTGGTCAGCAAGATCTTCCGCCGTGCAAACGTCGTCGCCCGTTTCTCCGCCAAGCTCACCGGATCGCCCTCGCCATCCACATCAGCCGGGAAGGCATCCACCTCATCCATAAAGATGTAGCGACAAGGCGTTGAGCGCAGGCCCGTTGCGCTATTGGCTCCCGTCAGCAGCATCATTCCGCCAGGAAATTCCTTGGCGAACATCGTGTTCCCTGAGTCCCGACTCCTGGCCGGTGCGATCTTCGCCGCCAGCGTTGGCGTCTCAGTCACCAAACTCTCTAGACGCTGCTTGCTCAATCGCTTGGCCATCTCCACCGTCGGCTGCACCAGCAGCATCGGCCCCGGTGCATGGTCAATCACATAGCCCAGCCAGTTGCTGCCGGCCTCCGTCTTGCCCGTCTGCGCCGCAAACATCATCACCACCCGCTGCACATTGCTGGTCGTGCTCAGCTCATCCATCGGCTCACGCAGGTAAGGCGTCCTTCCCGTCCGCCAGCGGCCAGGCTCAGCACTCGCTTTGCTGCTCAGCATCCGATGCTCATCAGCCCACTCGCTCACGGTCAGCGGCGGTTCGGGCCGCAACCCATCCATGAACGCCGCAGTCCAGACGCTCATCACTCCACCTCCACCAGGGCCAGCAGCGCGTCACGGTGCTCATCACTCAGCAGCCCGTGTATGACCGTTGGATCGGTCTCGCCCGCCAGCTGATGCGAAAGCCGATCGGCCAAGTTGCTCAACGCTTCACGCACACTTCGGCCCACCTGAAACGCAGCCTTCTTCACCTCATCGGCTGGCACCAGTTCGCCTCGCTGCTGCGCCACCTGTAACTTCGCCAGCTCAGCCTGGTAGTGCTCACGCCGTGCACGGCTCTCATTCAACTCCGGGATCGCATCATCCGGCAGCGCATTCACGCGCCGCTTCAACTCCACCGGATCAGCTACCACCTCAGGCTCATCCACCGGATCAGCCTCATCCACCTTCGCGTTGTTGTTCTTCAACGTGTTCTTCCGCCATAACTCCAACGCCAGATCACGATCCAGCCATTTCTTCTCATCCTTGATCACCACCGCAGCAGCGATCCGACTTTTGCTTGCATGGGTCACCGCAGCCTTGGTGCAACCCTTGATCAGCGCAAACTCGCTAAACGTGACCAGCAAAAGTTAAACGTGTTTAATCTCTCTAAACCGATACTAAACACAACTAAACTGGCCTTAGGGGATCTCTTTTTGAGTCTCAGTGAGATCCCTTGTGGCGCAAGGCTTTAGAGCGTTTCGGCGCTGACGCTAGAGA